TATGCTAACAGAATCAAATCACTTCATGACCGTGTTAATGCTCGTGTTTATTTTTATTACCCTTCACTAGGTTCAAACGGTGCGCTGACCAAGTGCGTTGTATATCACTACAGAACCAATGTATGGGGCAGGGATGACAGGGCTATCGAGGCAGCTTTGGAGTACGTTGCAAGCGGTGTGACTTGGGATACATTCCCCTATTCAACATGGGATTCAATCCCTCTTAGTCTGGCTTGGGATTCACCATTCTGGTTAAGCGGTAAAGGTACGCCTGCCGTGTTTGACACGACACATGCGCTGGTTTCACTAGACGGTGAGTCAACTAATTCAAGTTTTACTACTGGTGACTTTGGCGATGACTACAACTACTACCTGTTATCAAGGGTTAAGCCTAAATGGCTAACTAAACCTATATCAGCCACCATGACTAACTTCTACAAGCAGAATGAAGGTGACAGCCTGACTACTGGCATCACTACCAGCATGGACAGGTCACGCTTTGATTTGCTGATTAGCTCACGGTGGCACAGGTTGCAGTTCAACATGGTAGGTAATGCAGTCTTGAATGACATTGAGGCAATCTACACACAGGATGGTGAGGAATAATGGGCTTACTAGACTACTTACAAGAGAAAGGCCAAGGACTACTGGCTGGCGGTGCAAAGCCTCGCGCTATTGTTGGAGGCTTGCTAGGTGGCGATACGACTGCACTTAAAGGCGCATGGAATGAAGTTAAACAGCTTGGCGACCCTGCATATATGCGTAAAGTTAAAGGCATCAGCAAAGATGAAGCTATTAACATTGCTTTAAATGCAAACCCTGTATTTGCGCTTAGTACAGGTGGTAAATTAGCCGATGCACTGGATAATGTAAGACCAAAAACACAGTACGAACTAGCGCATGATATAGCACAAAAGAACGCAGTAGAGATGCTTGGATTGCCTGCTAATAACACAGCGATGGATAGAGCAAAAGCGTTGGGATTTGATACACATGCTTATCATGGCACATCAAAACAAAGATATGTTGAAACAACAGATATACCGCACTTTGATGAATCAAAAGTTGGCGATAAATGGGGGCAAGATTCTAGGGGGTTTTCATTTACAAATAATAAAAATGAAGCTAACTATTATGCAAACAGCGATAGAGATTATCACTATCCTGGTGAAGGAAACGGTGCTGTTTATCCAGTTATGTTAAATCGTGGTAATTCATTAAATAAAACAATTCCAAAAGTTGATGATACTGTTAATTTTTGGGATAACAACCATGAAAAATTACAAAAACTAGCATTAAATAAAAGTAGCGACAGTGTAATTTTAAAAGATTCAACAAATGGCAATCAGATGACGGTTATGTTTAACCCTAATCAAATTCGCTCTAAATTTGCCGCATTTGACCCTGCTCGCGCACATGAAGCTGACCTATTAGGAAATGCTTCACCTGAATTACTCGCATATCTATCTGCTGGCGGTTTATTAGGCGCAGGTGCATACAAATACTCTCAAGGTAATCAATAATGGATAAGGTAGCACTTAAACAGTTTGCTACTGCCGAATATAACCGTTTTAGCTATAACAACGTTCTGACACAGGTAGAACAGCAGATTAACCGAGCAGCAGATGGTTATCTATTCCCTCCAGTAGCCATCACAGCCAATTATACGGTGAACTATAACGATGGCGTTATCTTCGCAGATGCAACAGGCGGTGCTATTACAGTGACTTTGAAGCCAGCACTAGAAATGACACAGAAGCGTATCGTGATTATAAAGACGGATGCCAGTGCAAATACCGTTACGATTGACGCAAACGCATCAGAAACGATTAACGGTTCATTGACTAATGTCTTGTCTACCCAGTACGCAAAAATAGAGATAACAGCCTATAACGGGGCTTGGTACATCATTTAATGCAAGTTTCACTTGTACTGCCAGAACACTATGACCGTGTATGGCCTGATATACATAGCTATATGGAAGGTGCAGCCAAATATACATTTGGCAGGTTTGAAGCCGATGATATTAAAGCAGGACTGTATGAAGGCAAACAGCAGTTATGGATTGCGTTTGATGACACTATCAAAGGCGCAGTAATCACAGAAATAGTAACTTATCCCCGTATGAGTACCCTTGTAATGCACTTTACAGGGGGCGTAGAGCTTAAATCATGGAAGGCTGATATGTTGCATTTATTGCAACAGTTCGCGCGTGATAAAGGCTGTAATTCAATCGAGAGTTACGGGCGCAGGGGATGGGAACGAGTTTTCAAGAATGACGGTTTCAAGTCACGTTTTATGTTCTACGAGCTTCCAGTTTAAAAATTAATTTCTAACGCCGCGATGGCGCTGAAAGGTAACAAATGATTAGTTTGCACAAATGGGTTAATAACCTAGTTGAAGGATTCACATTCTACGGTGGTGGTGGCGGCAAGGGTGGTGGCGGCGGTGGTTCTAACTCTACGACCATTCAGAAATCAGACCCGTGGTCAGGTGTACAGCCTTATATCAAGGACTATCTGGCACTAGGTCAGCAAGTCACGCAGAACCCATACCAGTTCTATAACGGTGATACGGTTGCAGGATTTGCACCTGAACAAGAAATGGGCATGAATCTTGGCACACAGCGTGCGATTGCTGGCAGCCCTACACTCAACAGCGCAAACAACAACATCACCAATACACTGAACGGTGATTATCTTAACCATAATTCAAATCCATACCTGCAAGGCACTGTAGACCGTGCTTTAGGCGATGTTCAATCAAGGGTTAATTCACAGTTCAACAATAACAATTTCGGCTCTACAGCGCATCAGGAAACACTGCAACGTGGCCTCGGTGAGCAGGCTAACGCTATCTATGGCCAGAATTACACCAATGAACGCAATAACCAGCTACAAGCTGCGAACATGGCCCCGACACTGGCAGGTGCTGACTATAACGATGCTAACTACCTACAGAGCATTGGCGCTCAACGTCAGGGCTTGGCTAATCAGTATCTTGGCAATTCTGCAAATGCGTTTAATGGTGCTGCTCAATTCCCTTATGACCAACTGTCTAGATACGGTGATGTAGTCCGTGCAGGTCAGGGCGTAGGCGGTACAACAACCACCACCGCGCCTAATCCTAATCAATCTAATCCTGTTGCTGGTGCAATTGGCGGTGGGTTGCTTGGATATGGTATTGCTGACCAGATGGGTTGGTTTTCAGGTAATCCTTGGATTGGCGCAGGGATTGGTGCAATTGGCGGATTATTAAGATAGGGGCAGACAATGCTAGATTTAACATCAACACAAACAAAAAACATTCCAACATCTACAAGCGCAAAAGACCTGTTAGGGATGAGCGGTCTAGTTCCTGCCAGTGGTCACTGGTCTATGTCTGGCTATGTAGTTGACCAATGGCGCCCAGGCACAGCAAATCAGCCTGCGGCTACAGGTAATCAGTTGCCTACAGGTTCAACATCTAGCGGCATGTGGGGTAACCCATTTGGCACAGCAATGAGTGGTACGCAATCTGGTACGTTACAGCCATATGTTAATCGTATGACACAGAACGCAAACAGTGCGCTATATGGCGGTCTTTTGGGTTATCAGCCACGCTCTATAGTAGCTGGTGATGCTGGCGGTACTCCTGTTAATAGCACGCCACCACAGTTCAACCTGCCTAGTGCTATTCCACAGACGGGGCAAGGCTTGAATTTCACAGGGTTCGGTAATCGTTCATGGATGGGGAAATAACATGGCAGGATTCAATAGTTTAATGCCTGGTGAAAGCTACGGCATGCCTGACGGAATGGGTGGACTAGGTGGATTGGGCGGTATGCCTTCATCAGTCAACAATATGCTGAATAACCCTGCATTGCAGCTAGGTCTAGGTATTCTTGCCAATAATCAGGGTAACTATGGCTCATTCGGTGCAGCTATCGGTAAAGGTGGCTTGATGGGCTTGAGTAACCTGCAAAGACAGCAGGAAGCGTTAAGACAGCAAAAACTGATGGAATTGCGCGATAAACAGTTCAATCAGGAATATGGCATGAAACAGGCTGAATTTGACCAGAAAACTGCTGAACGTAACCAACAGGAAACGGCACATAACGAGTTTGATACTAAGTTCCCACAGTACAAGGGATTATCACGCCTGAACCCACAAGCCGCAATGAAGATAGCATATCCAGAAGCGATGGCTAAAGCAATTGAACCATACTATCAGTATCAAGATACGCCTGATGGTATCGTTAGACTAGACACAAGAGGCGTAGCACCTCCTGAACTGGTAACTAACCCTGCTACTGGAAAGCCATTTATCAGGTCGCAATCATCACCATCCCTACAAGGAAAAATTGCAGGTGCTAAGTCATACAATGACAACCTGTATAAACCAACTGATATTATTGATGGTAGGGTATTACCACAATCACTTGCTGCCGTTGAAGGTGGCGCACCACCACCATCAGGCTATCAACCAAAACCTACACAACAGCCATTGCCAAGCTATCAAGGTAATTTACCATATCAGCCAACTTGGAACGGTCAGCCTATGGGTGCCCCAGGCACTACAGCAACAGATATGCGTGAAGGTGACGGTGGCATTCAATTAAGACTACCATCAAATCATAATTCAGTAATACCGCCTAATGTTCCAAGAATTGGCGTAAAAGTACCAACTAAAGCAGAGCAGGAAAAAGCAAAGGCTGATGTTGAAGTTGCAAAAGACCAAGCACTACAAACCAATAAACAGGTAAACGGCGCTCAAAAAGGATTAGACACGCTTAATGATATGTACCGTTATCTGTACAAAGATGGCAAGCCATTACGCGATGCAAACGGCAGATTAGCTACACCTGACGAACCTACAATTCTAGGTAACGGCTTGATTGACCGAGCAGCTATGAAAGGTCATGAATTTGGCGTTCATAACGATAAGGCAAGTAATATCATCGGCGCTAGGCGATTAATCAATAAACTGGTGCTAGATGCCAATAACGGCTCTCTAGGTGCTGGCGTATCTAATGCTGACGTTGAGTTTCTGAAATCAATGCAAGGTATCGTGAGTACGGCTCAAGACCCTAAAGATGTATATAACGCGATTGCAGACAATGAGCAGCGTTTTAAAGACATTCTATCAAGGGCAAAAGGTGATAGTAACATCATGCCTAAGAATGAAGCGATGCCACA